ATTACATCATCACAAAACTTTGGTGTGAGTGCTGCAGGAAAATGCCAGTAGTAATTAGATATATTCATAAGTTATTGTTTGTACAAAGTTTAATGAATCTTTTTGGTTGTTAGTTAGGTAATACATATTTGTAGATGGGAACATAATGAACATATTATTTTTAAGTTCTATATCCCAACTTCTTCCTTTACGTCTATTATCATCATAAAGTATTCTAATATTACAATCTTGAACTTTAATACCATAAAGCATTGTAAAGTCTGGAGAGTTTCGTAAATCTACTGGATCTACAGTTAATAAAGGAATTGTAGTCTCGCTAGGTTTATAGATATTTCCCCAGGTTAATTTATTAACTAAATTAAAACCATGTTCAACACGAATATGATCTTTTATATAACTATTTAATATATCCCAAGTTTTTGAGAATGGAAATTGTTTCTTGTAAATTACTGATTGTAAAATGTCACCTGATAATTTATCTCGGTCAATATCCCAATCTTTAGGCATTGCTACATCACCAAAATATAATGCTTGTTCTGTTAAAACTTTCTTTTGCATACCACCACCATATATAATTTATGCTTAGCTATTTGTCAAATCCCAAGTGGTATTAGCTTCATTCCAGACGTAATTCCATCTGTGAGTCTCGGCTTCGTTTTGTGAAATCTGTTCAGCTGTTAAAGCTGGTGCATCACCGATTGGTGATTGCCATCTAGCTTCTGCATTATATTTTACCCAAGATGCGTGAGGTTTTTTAGGCCAAAAGATTTGATCATCTTCGTCCCAAGTCATACCTATACCTGCGTAGTTTCCTCTTAATGCTTTAGAGTTATCTCCAGATGAATGTTGATTATTACCAGTATTGTAAGATGTTTGAATCCACATTTGTGCAGGCCAGTTATTATGTTGTTGTAAATACTGTTGTCCTACTGTTTCATCTTCAACGCCATCAGCGTTTAACATATCCCCATCATTCAAAGTTAATACTTGAAGAACTTTACCATTCATCCCAATTTTTGCAAAATGTGCCATAATTATCTCCTATTGAAACCTATATCTTATCATTACTATACCAGATCCACCATTTCCACCTGGCCCTTGCCCTGATCCACCACCACCTGCTCCACCACCTGTGTTTGTTGTTCCTGGTTGTCCTGCATTTCCACTAGCACCACCACCGCCACCAGATCCGCCAGCTCCACTTGGGTAACTACTTGGATAACCTTCACCACCACCGCCACCACCACCTCTCGTAACAGAAGATCCTGTAATTTCAGTTGCTACTCCATTTCCACCTGCTCCAGAGACACTTGGGCTTGGTGCTGTTGCTCCTGCTGCACCTGCTCCACCACCGCCTCCAGCTACGTTTGCTGGATTACCTGAAGATAAACCACCTGGATTTCCTTGAGGAGGAGAAACTGGAGGTGTATTACCTGCAACAACAGCTGTTGGTTGTGAACCTGAATTAGCCTCTCCACCACCACCTGATCCACCTGTAGCTGTTTTTCCTGGACTAAAAGATGATCCACCACCTGCTGATGTTATAGTTGATAAAACTGAATCTGAACCTGGTGATTCATTACAAGGTCCTGCTGTAGGTACACCGTTTCCTCCAGCACCAACTGTAATAGGATAAGCTCCTGGTGCAAAAGGTAAGGCTGTAGGGGTTGCTAATGGACTTGCTGTATAAGGTCCTGATACTGGATCTGAATGTGCTTCTCTATAACCACCTGCTCCTCCGCCACCTGCAATTTCTCTACCAGCACCTCCACCTCCAGCTATTACTAGATAGTCTGCTACTGCTAAAGGACCAGTTCCTGCTGTTACAGTAAAAGTACCAGGTCCTGTAAATGTTGCTAATTTAAAATTTGTATCAATAGTTGTTAAAGTATTACAAGCTCCTGAAACAGATGCTTCAATATAAGGAGGTGTTCCTCTAACATTAGAAGTTGAATCCAAAGTATTAATCCAACCTTGTGTTGAATCAACAAATACAAAAGTTACTGATTGACCTTTTGTGTTTAAAATTGCACTTTCATTTAAACTACCAATTTTATCTGTTCCATTTGGTACAACTGTTAAACTATTTGAATCCCAAGTTTCTGCATAATCAGCTACTGCTACCTCTGCTCCAGCAACACCTGCTGGTAAATTCATATTAAATGCTGAACCTGTTGTGTTTGCAAAATAACCTCCACCAGCAACTGCACTGAATGTTGCAGTTTTTGGAGTTGTATCCCATGATATTCCACCAGCAGCATCTGCGAAAGTTGGAGGTGCACCTGCACCTGCTGAAGTTAATACTTGTCCTGCACTTCCTGTTGCAACTGCAACTGGATTACCAGATGCATCATATGAAATAATGTTTCCATCTGTGCCTGGAGCCATTTTAGCTAAAGTTACTGCATCATCTGCAATTTGTGCTGTTGCAATTGTTCCTGTAATATTAGCAGCAGCAACTGTGCCACCTAAAGTGTCTAATGAAATTTCATTTAAATTTGTTCCGTCAGAATATGCCGCATAAATTTTTGCAGCATCTAATGTAAATCCACTGCCTGAAGCAGTTTTAATTGTAAGGTTTGTAGGATTAGTTAATCCAGTTGCATCAAAAATATAAAATTTTTCTATACTATCTGGAATAGTACAAATTGTACTAGCAGCAATTGATGCTGTTGCAAATTTGATTACCATATTTCTAGCATTAGAAATAGTTTTATCAGTCATAGCAAGAGCTAAAGTTGAACCACTGTTAAGTGTTACTTGCTCAAAACCAGAAATGGCTTGTTGAATTAAGTTTAAGTTATTATTTGTATTATCTCCCCATGTACCAGCGTTTTCGCCAGTGACCATAAGTTCAAGTTTTAAATCTGTTGAATATGCCGATGTCATAAATTTTTATCTCCTAAATATTATAATTTTACCTTAATCAAGCTGCTAAATCAACTGTTGTCCAAACATTTGTAACACCAGGATTTATCTCTTGCCATGATGTAATATTAGCATTTCCTGTCGAAGCCGTCATTTGAATCCCAGTTACATCAATTCCTGCGGTGCCTTCCACCACGACAGAGCCTATCGAGCTTGATAATTGTAACCCACCTGTTTCTACCAGTTGTCCTGGTATTCCAGCAGTTTGTCCTAATGACATTGTCATCGATTGACCTAATACTGGTTCAACTGTGGTTTGCTCTAAAGTTATAGTACCCAATGAAGAAGTTATTTGAATTCCAGTTACATCCACTGGAGTTTTTGAACCTACTACTGTGCTTCCTACTGATCCAGTTAAAGTACCGACAGTCGTAACATCAACAGTAGCATCTGCATTGAATGTAAGAGTTCCAATAGTAAAATCTAACTGATCTTCAGCTGCAAAAACTACAATACCAAAATCTCCTTTTAATGAAAATAAACCTTGAGTAAGTCCTAATTGTTGTCCAGTAACGTTTACTGTTATATCAGTAAATGCTGTTTCATTTCCAAGACTAGAATTTAAAGTTTGTCCAGTAACAGCTACAGAATAAGCTACACCCCACGCAAATTCTCCCCACGATGATCTTCCCCAACCTTCTCCAGTCAAAATGCTTTCATCAATAGTTACACTTCCACTTGATGATGTTATTGAGCTTCCAACTACATCTACTCCAAATCCAGTTATAACTGAGCCTATTCCCATAGACTCTAAACTTCCAGTAACTTGAACTAAAGCAGATGTTCCTCCAACAGTTGTGCCTTGTAAAGATGTTAATTGCTGTCCGACTACATCTTCTTGATGATCAATTTTTTGAGTTTCATTTCCAATAGTTGATGTTAATAATACTCCTGTGACCGATACATCAATATGACCTTGGTCTCCCCAAACACTATTGCCCCAAGATAATCCACCCCAAACATTTGATTCAATATCAAATATTCCACCCATACCAATACCATGCACATAACAAAGATAATAAAAATCAGTTGAGGATGATGGTGTTACTTCTACATAACGAGTAGTAGCAGCATTAAAGGTTGTTGTGTTTACGTAGCTTGAATAGTTAGAGGCACCATCTAAATAATATGTTACCCCTGATGTAAGGTATTGATCTCTGCTTGTAGTTGTAGAAAAAATTAACGGATGATTATCATTTGAGGCATTACTTTGTTCAAACCTTAAAGTTCCTCCCTCAACCCAATTGACAGTGCCAGGGCCTGAAGCATTTCTGGCTCCGTCTAAATAAAAGACGTTTCCAGTCCCTCCACCATATAAGTTTCCTGAAGCTACGGTTACTGTGTAAGTATAGTTGGCCATAGCTTCAAGACCCTAAATTAAGCCAATCTTAATATTGCAGCAGATGTTGTGAACGCTGGAAATTGAATTGTAAATGTTCCAGAAGTTGCAGTTTTATCTCCACCAAAATCTAACACAGCAACAGCATCAGTAGTACCTGAACCACCATTAGTTGTTGTATTGTAAATTAGTGCACCTCTTGCAGTAAGAGTTACTCCTACAAAAGATAGATCAGCAAAATCAGTAATCGCTATTGAACTTGATACTTTTACACCTTGGTTAACAAGTGTTCCGCCACCTGCTGTGTATCCACTTGAAGTTACTTCAGTGTTTGATCCACCGCCTGGGTTAGTAGAATAGTTTTCTGTTGATTTTCCTAAAGTCGCTGAACTTGTGTACATCGCTAGTTTATATGTATCTGTTGATGCATCAAAATCGTGACTTCCTTGTAGTAATTCTTTTTTAAAAGAATCACAGATTGCATTAGTTGTTATTGCCATAATTATTCTCCTTAATTAATTTATGGACTCGGAGACTCAACCTTGATTCTAGGAACCCCGTCTTGATATTCTCCTCGTCTTCTTCTACCCATTTGTTGTAGGGCAAAATTTTGTGTTTCTTCATTATACTTTGAATTATAGAGATTGTATAGATTGTCAGGTCCTTTAAGAAATCTAAAAGCTTCTGCTAATACTCCATGTAATAACATTGATTCTTGATATTTAGCTAAAAAAGTTTGATTAGTAGAAGTGAATTGAGGAGGATCAATAATATAATTAATTTGAACTTGATAAGCTTGATCAGGAATTGGAGCAACTAATATATTAAAATCATCCCAATTAGCATAATATTTTGGTAAATCTTCAGCTCCAGAGTTATTAAATTCACTAATAAAACTAGTATCTCTTTTTTCTAAAAAAGTTCTAGTAGTGCCACTTATTACTTGAACAGATCTAATGATCATCATATCTGAAGGTAAAGATACATATCTATTACTAGCAGTAAAATTAGAAGTTGAGTATTTTCTTAAATCATCATAATCAACTTTACCAGCAATATCTAATTCAACAGATCTAATAAAATCTTGAATAATTGCATCAGTTAAAACATTACTATCTACCTCTGTATAGTTTCTTACTTGAGTTAAAAAATCTGCATATGTAATAGCCATTATGTAATACTAACCCCCACAGAACCTAATAATGATATAAGTTCTCTTCTTCTATTTTGTAATGAAGGATCTTCTGGAACCATACTATGAATAGTTGTTGTAATTCCATTTGAAGTTACTTCAAAGTCTTGAGTCCTAAATGCAAAATCTCCTGGTAAAGTAAGATTAGCAACACCTACAAATATCCCACCTGAATCTGCAATTGTATCATCGTTTGGAGCTTGTGGATTTATAGTCGATATATCTGTTGGTTGTTGAAATCTTTGTGTTCTAGGGTTTTGTAAAGCAACAGCATCAGCTTTATGATAAGGTGGATCAATCTGAGGATGCTTTGGTTCAAATTCAGAAATATGTACTAATGCACCAGTCCATTCTTTTACCATTTCTCTATAAGGAAATGCTTGACCTGATCTATCAGATATAGCTAGTGATCTTTTTCCACTTGCAAAACTCATTATACACCATCTCCAAAATAAGTTTGAGGAGAAATGTAAACAGAAGTTCTTGAACCGTCTTCATTTAATGCTCTTAATAATTCATCCTCATAAAGTTGTTTTAGTAATTGAATTCTATCTGGAGATTTTTTTTGTGATAAATAATATGCAAGACCAGAACACATGCATGGTAAAAATCTAAAAGGTACATCTGGATTATTTGTGTAAGATCCAGCATCTTCAATTCTATCAATCGAATAATATTTTAATGTTGTATAAGTAGATGCATCTGGAGCAAGATATAAACTTATTGTTGGTTGTGTTTGTCTATCAACAAAATATTGAGAGGGTTGTCCAGTTGTTAATTTATTAGGTAAAGCAGAGTAAGCTGATCTATCAATTTTTGTTAAAGCAACATCTTGTGTACTTGCCGTTCCTGAGCCAGTTATATTTTGTACTGGTACACCTGCTGCATGAGCCACGGCTAACGAACCACGAGCTCCTCTAGTTGCTCCACTTAATGTGTTTCCAGCTTTACCAGTGTAAGTAATAAATTCTAATCCTATTTGAATTGTTCCACTTGTTGCAAATCCAGTAGCGTCTGTGAGCACAACGCTTGTTGCAACATTAGTTAGAGCAGTATTTAAAGTTCCATTTATTGCACCACTTGAAGAAATGTAAGCTTCTAAAATATCGTTAACTTGAGTAGGCACTGAATAAGTTGCAACTCCAGCTGTAAATTGAATTTGATTTAATTTAACTTTCCAAAGGTGAACACCTCTGTTACCCCATTCAGAAAATAAAAGATTTAAACTTCTTCTAGCACTTCTAATGTCATAACCACTATTTGTTCGAATACCACATCTCTCGTATGCTTCTTCAATAATATCATCAATCTGTAGATCGAATGCTGTAGTTCCTGACGTTGCCATAATTCATTACATTATATCTTTATAATAATCTAAAGTCTTTCCTGCTGGTAATTGTTCGTCTTGTAAACCCATACCTGATGTTCTAGCTGCACCATAACCTTGAGTAGATTTAGCTTCCATACCCATGTTTGCATACATCATTTTGCCTTTTTTGGCTTTCTTTTTCATCATCTTAAAATCTTCACCAGATATTTTACCGTCTTTATTTTTGTCTAATTTTTTTTGATTGCCTTTTAACATTTCTCCTCCTTTAGAAAATGCACTACCTGTATCAGGTATAGTACCTTTTTGTTTTTTTCTCGCTTCCTTCATACCAGCTCTATTGGCTAATCTGTATTGTAAATCATCATTAGCTCTTTTCATACGAGCTTTAAATTCTTTATCTAATTTTGCAATTTCAGATGGTCTAACTTTTTCTTTAGTTAATTTTTCTTTTAATTTCTTATGGTATTTATTTAGATCTTCTCTACTTCCAAATTTTTTATCACCTGTAAAATTTTTAAATCTATTATTAGACATTTGATTTTGAGTAATTGGGTAATAAGTTTCACCAAATTTTTTTTTACTAAATTTTTCGTCAGCCATAATTTTCTCCTTAAATTTCTATCATACCACCATAATACTTCTTGGTAAAGGTACTGACATTGTTTGGTTTTCCTCCTGGATTACCTGCTTGTCTTTTTCTCACAACCGCAGAACGCTTTTGCGAGGATGTCATTTGGGCTGCTTTTGCAGCAGGAACGCATTTGGGGTACTTTCTTTTTGATCCACTTGCAGATTTTCTTCCACATTCTTTATACCCTCCTCCTTTTTTGGGTGATCCTATATCTACCCATTTTTCGTTAAACCATTTTTTAAGACTCATTAAAATACGCCTTTAAAACCTTTGCCTCTAATAGCTAAACCACCACCTCTTGCTTCGGTGTAGACTAATTTTTTTGTTTGTTCGTTATACAATGAAACAGGATTTTGTTCGTCTGTAATTTTCTTTTGTTTTTTATCTTTAGGGTCGTAAGGTCTTACTTCTTTATCACTTTTTAAAGTTCTATAATCTAAAGTTGACGCTTTCTTACCCATTAAAATACTCCTTTGAAACCTTTACCTCTTATCGCTGCTCCACCACCTCTGGCTTCTCCACCACACATCAAACCTTTAGCTTCAATAGATTTTTGTTCTCTATAATTAGCAGCATCAATATCATCCCCATATTTTCTAGCATCAAAAGGATTATCAAATTTTTTTTCTTTTTTCTTATATTTTTTTAAAACATCTTTTGCTTTTTTAGCCATCAATCATTCCTTTATAATAATTTGTTAAACTTTTATTTGATACCTTATGACCAGCTAAATCGCCTCTCATATAGCTACCATCGTAAGATTGTAATTTTTGTGCAAATTGTCCATCAGAAGCTTTTACAACTGATTGTAAAGTTTTAGCTTGAGCTGCATGTGATTTAGATGCTTTTTTCAAACCACTTATAACTTTTTTAATTTTAGCCTCACCACCAACAACCTTACCAGCTGGTTTAGGTCCTTTAAAATCTTTTCTTTTTACACCACTTGGGTCTTTAATTTTACCCGCACATATCTTACTAGCATAAGCATTAGCATATGCTGAAGGATATACTCGAAATTTTCTTTTAGCGGCCGCTTTGCCCCTAGCACATAATTTAGTCATAGTGTCTAAGCTCTTTTTAAATTGTACAATGTAGTTTATTGTACCATTTTAGATTAATGGTTTCTAGACCTTGGTTTTTTTGGTTTTTGGTGTTTTGTATAGATCTGAATAATAAGAACTTAAACCCTTTATTGGTTTAGTTTTTACTGCAAATTCTTTTCTTGTTTTTTTACCCCAACCTCTGCCTAAACCAGGTTCTAGTAAACTTGGGATTTGTCCTCTTGTAATAGCCATTAAGCTAAGTCTACCGCTTTACCAGTTATAGGTAAATACTTTGTTTTTTTAGTGTCTTGATCTCTGTATGCTCTCATGTATTGAGCTCTTGGTTGAAAAGGCACCCAACTTGCATGTATCCATCCGCTGTTAGGTTCTCCCGGTGTGTAGTACTCGAGGATCAATTGATCTGTCCCACAGTTTTTGTATACCCAATCAGCAACTTCTGCATTGTCCACACCTAACACTTCAAAATCACAAGCCTCAGCTTTTGAATGTTGTGAATTAATTGAGCTACCAATAGCAACACATAATTCTGAGCTTCGAAATCCACTGGTCACTTTGACTCTACCAAAATGATCACGGACTGGTTGTAATACATTTTCACATAGTGCTTTTAATTTTTCTACTTGATCAGAATTGGGGTTATTATCAATTCCTTTACGTATTGCTGTGTCTGATTTGATTAATTCTTGAAGTGTAAAATTACGACTTAGATTCATAAAAACTCCTATTCTAATATTAACTTTTTAATTGATTTTGACCCATCAATATTTGACTCTAATTCTGCCATAGATTTTATGCACTGATATTTGACATGTCCTTCAAGTTTTAATTGACGTTTAGCAACTCTTTTACCTTTTAAACATTCAGACATAGACTCTTGTATACGTGCTTCCTTAATCTCTCCTTGTACAATCATAAGTAAAGCTACCACTAACTCTGTCATACTGTTTTACCTTTGTTTAATCCTTCCTTAATTACATATTTTTGTGTGCCATTCTTTCCAGTTTCTACTTCTTTTTTTAAATCTTTAACAAATTTCATCTGTTTTGCTTTTTTTGACATCGAATCGATGTAATCTATGATTTGTCTATTAATGCGTCCCGTTGCCATTTGCTCTTACCTTATCTTTTAAATCTTCAATATCTTTTAATGCTTTTTCTAATTGATCTCTTAAAAATTGTATGTTTACTTTGTTTGTCATATTCATTTCTTGAGTCTGTTCCATCTTCTCTACGGACTTATACAAATCTTCCAATAAAAAATGTTGCTCCTGATCCACAGGGACCTGTTCAGATTTTTTAAGCAAATCATTTTCGAACAACTCACGAGAAGTCTCTAACGATACTAATCTTGAAGTCAACTCTGTATATGCGAATACACCCATTGCGACCAGTATAATCAACGATGCTACCGTTTTCATAGGCATTTGCACAGATGCAGATTCAGATATATTTAAAGGTTTATTGTTCATCTATCTTTGGTTTTGGTAATGGTAGTATAAAGTCTTTTGGTGGTATTTTCAACTTACTCTTCTTTGATTTTATGAACTTATCTCCCATTAAATTGATTTCTGGGTTTTCTTTTTTGTAGTTATCTTTCATATCATCCCAGGCACTTTTAGAATCCTCTGGTCTACTTCTATCAACTGCAGGAGTTACACCACTACATTTTGATACCAATAAAGCAAAGTTTTCATTTTGTGCAAGACTAGGATTAGCATTAACTCTACCACACATCTTCATTAATTCTAATTGTTGTTTTAAATTTGCATTTTCTTTTTGTGTCTTACAGTCTGTGCCTAAATATTTTCTGTAAGTAAATCTTAAATATTGTTGTTCGTTTGTACTATTATCACTGTAATTATAATCAGTATCTCTTTGTTCTGTAGTTATCTCCATGTCACCACATCTTGCACCATACTCGTTAAGATATTCATTTTTAGAATGTGAAGGTCCACCAAACAAAGCTAGTAGAGTTATCATTATAATTAGTATTGCAGTAAATCTGTAATCCATCCTGAGACTCTCCATACATTACCTATTTAAATCCTTAATATCATAACTGTGTTCTCTAACTTGATCTGCTAGTTGTCTGTATAAATTTTCTGCCATCTGCCACGTAGATTCTGCAGAAGTTAGTCTGGTGTTTTGATCTGTAATTTTTTCTTGGGCTGTATTTAAATCTCTTGTAAGATTTATTATGTCTTGTTGATTTGAATTGATAGTGTCTGTAAGATTAACAATATATCTAACACCAGTAAATGTACCGACTAGCACTGAAGCTACCACAGGCACCATTACAATATTTTTCTTTAATAAATCTGCTAAGTTCATTATTTTACTTTTTCTTTTTTTTATCTGTTAATATATTATGTATTTTTTCTATTATGTTATCTAATAAACCTAAAAATCTGTAAATTATTTTATCAATCATTTTTTACCATCATTTTCAAAAGACATATCAAGTGCGTAATCCTTATAAGACTTATATGTTCTTTTTTTATCTTTTACTTTTTCCATTTGATAGAACATATTATCAGAATCTTCTGTAACCATGCTAGAGTCTTCTGCATCCCAATATGTACTTTGAACTTTATAGTCTGGCCAATTGTTAGCAGTAGTATAGCTAGTACAATGCCACAAAATACGGTTATTAGGCTGAGCTGCATAATTACCGTTAGTAAGCTCCAATATATGTGCACACTTATGTTCTTCAGGAATTTCAGAGTGTTCAACATCCAAGATGTTAGTGTCTGGATGAGCCCAATCGATAGTGAATAAATATGTGCCATGGTAAAATTTTTTATCTAATCCTAAAAACTTACCTTTTAAACCATCCAACCAATCAAAACAAGTAATACTAGGCCAGTAACTAAAACAGTTCCACAATTCCAGCTCGTGTACATGCATATCTGGCACTTTGGATCGATCATACGATTTTTGGAAAAACGCTGAGATAGGCAATCTCCAAAAACACGCACCGTTTGGTAGCATGATATTAAATAAGATTGCACGTCCTGATATACTGGTAATAGCGAAGATAACACAGTCTTCACTTTCTCCGTGATGTTTTTTAAGATCATATAAATACTCCTTTTTTATTTTACAATATATAGGTGGTATATTAGCATTTAAATAAGACATACGCTAACATTTCCATCTACGTCTCGCTTGTCTTAATCTTGAATTAGGATCTTTAGCAGCTTTTGGAAATTTTTTCATTTGTCCTAAACTTCTAGCACAAAAACTTTTTCTACGCTTGGCATCTTTTGACCCAGGCTTTACTTTACCAGTAACTGCAGTTTTTAATTTTGATCCAGGATTATCTCTTCTATATTTTGCAACACCAGCTTTGGTCATGCCTGCACCAGATTTTGTTGCTCTAAAATATTTTTTTGTTTTTGGTGGTTGAACATCACCACCTCTTTTTAATTCCAGAATATCTGAATAATATTCTAAATCCATTTTAAGTAAATGTTATTGTTACACCAGCAGTATTAGCTATAGTTGCGTGAATACCATCTAAAAATAAAATTCCATTACCAGGTAAATACATATCTAATCCTTCAGTATCAAATAAGTAAGTTGCAATAATAGTTCCAGTTGCTCCACCAGATCTAAATATAATAGATCCATTTGTAGCACCTTTTCCTTGAATAGAAGTTAATCTTGCTCTTTGATTTTGTGCAACCATTTGAGCTGTAGCTGTTGCGTGTGCTACCGACTGGTCTGATGAAAAACTTGAACCACCCATTATCTGTTACTCGTTGTTAGATTAGGTCCAGAATATTTATCAGTTAATAATGTGTAAGCTGCAATATTTGTTTTTGTTTTAACAAAAACTCCTTTTGGAAATAAAATACCATCATCTGGAAATGAAAAATTAATTACATCTCCACTAGGTACATCTGCAATAAATAAAGTTGATCCCGTATTTGAAGTAGTTGTTAATTCTAAAAGACCTGCTCCAACACCATCGTTAGCAACAATAATTCCTTTTAATCTTACAGGTTGTACAATCACAGCTGTTCCCGTGTTTCCTGTAGTTGCTCTTGTAGCTTGTATATCTCCTCTAAACATAAATTCTCCTAGTTCGTGGCTCTCCGAAGAGAGCCACTAATTATTTATTAGCTCCAAGGATTAGCAAATGTTCCATTACCAATCAATTGTGCACTAACTTGCCAGATTAAACCATCAACTGCTCTACATTGAATTTGAGCACCTTCTAGTCCACCTTTAGTTGTAGCTGTTAATGTAAGAGTATCAGTCCCACCTGCAGTAAATGCAGTTACAGCTCCTGGATCAGTTGCTGTGTTATTGTAGATTGCCATCCCTCTGAATACATCAGCTGTTGCTCTACCTGCTGCAGTTCCAGCATTTAAAACAAAAGTGTTTCCACCAGTCAAACTTGAAGTAACAATAAATTCGTACATAAGTCCAACTCTGTTTGTATTATTAGGATCTCCTCCTGGGCCTGATGATACACTATCAGCAGTGTCAATAATTGAAGGTAAATTGAATACAGTGTTTGCATCTCCAATTTGGATAATTTTACCTTGGTATCTATCAATACCTGTATTGTCTGTGCCACCATCAACTGTTCCAGTTATTGATTGTGCCATACTTGGACCTGTTCCTATAAAACCATTTAATGATCTTACTGGTCCGTCAAACGTTGTTCTTGCCATAATATTTTCTCCTCTATAGCGGTTAAATAATGTAGTCTCTATAGCGTCTGCCTAGTCAGTCTACAAAATTATTATTTTCTAGGTCTTTTCATTATACATAAAAAAAGGGGCGATGTGAACACCGCCCCTTAAATTTAATACAGTTAAGTATTTAAGCTATTAAGTTGGTAAGTTACCGTTACCAAAAATACATCTTGGATCTGAGAATCCAAAAGAATATCTTTCTCTAGCTTTAAATCTTAC